AGAATGACACCTGCTGGTATTACAGTAGTAAGACATGATGGTGCTATTAAACCATTGCAAATAGGTTCTAATTGGCAAATAACTGATATGAAAGAAAATCAGTTAAGAACATCTATTAGACAAGCATATTATTCAGATCAATTACAATTACAAGATGGCCCACAAATGACGGCTACAGAAGTACAAGTTAGATATGAATTAATGCAAAGATTACTTGGGCCAACTTTAGGAAGATTTCAAAGTGAATTTTTAAATCCATTAATTGAAAGAACATTTGGTATCATGTTAAGAGCTGGTGCATTATTACCAGAACCAGAAGTTATCCAAGGACAAAAAATAGATGTAGAATATGTTGGGCCACTTGCTCGTTCTCAAAGAATGGAAGAATCAGTTGCTATTGATAGACTATATGAATTAGCAATGAATGTAGTACAAGTTGATCCTTCAATTATGGATAATATAAACCATGATGAAGCAATAAGATTAAGAGGTGATTTATTAGGAGTTCCTAAAATTATTTTAAGAGCAAGAGATGAAGTAGAAGAATTAAGAGAACAAAGACAACAAGCACAACAAGCTCAACAACAAGCTGAACAACAACAACAAGCAGCACAAGCTGCTTTAACACAAGGTCAAGCTATGTCAGAATTAGGTACACCAGAAGCACAAGAAGGTATGGCACAAGCTGAACAGGCAGCACAAGAAGAAGGTCTGATTTAATGGCTAGTAGTGATGACGAGCTAAAACAATTAAAACAAGATTATAAAATTACATTTTCATCTAAAGAAGGTGAAAGAGTATTAGCAGATATAAAATCTGCTTATTATCATAGAGGATCATATACAAAAAATGACCCCCATGAAACTTCACACCGAGAAGGACAAAGATCGGTAATAATAAGAATAATCAATCTAATGAAGGAAGATAAAAATGGCTGATGAACAAACGACCACTAACGACAATCCAGTAGAAGAAGCAGTACAATCAAGTACAATTTTGGGATCGGGAAGTGATAATCAAGAAGACTGGAGATCATCATTACCAGATGAACTTAAAAATGATGCAACTTTGCAAAACTTTAAAGATGTAGAAAGTCTTGCTAAAACAGTAGTACATCAACAAAAAGTATTAGGTAGTAGAATACCTATACCTAAAACTGATGAAGAAAAATCTGAACTTTATACTAAATTAGGAAGACCAGAATCTGGAGAAGCATATGATTTTACTATTCCAGAAACTCATAAAAGTCATTTTAATGAAGATCAAGTTAAAGAGTTTAGAAATGTTGCACATCAAATAGGATTAAACAACGATCAAACAAAAGCATTAATAGATTTTCAAGTTAAATCTGTTGACCATGAATTAGAAAGACAATCAACTGATTTATCTGTAGCAAAACAAGCTACAGAAGATTCTTTAAAAAAAGAATGGGGATTTGATTATGATAAACAAGTTAGGAATGCACAAAGAGCATTACAAGTTTATGGTAATGAAGAACTTAATCAATTAATGAATACAGAAGCAGGTAATATACCAGCAGTTATTAAATTGTTTGCTAGATTAGGTTCAGAAGTAACAGAAGACATGGCTAAAAATACACAAAATAATAGTCTAGCTACTTCACCATTAGATGCACAATCTGAAATAGATAATATCTTTAGTGATCCTAAAGATGCTTACCATGATAATATGCATAAAGATCATACGAATAGAGTTGAGTATATGCGTCAATTACATGAAAAAAGGTTTGGCAAATAGTTAAAAGTTTGTTATAATTATAAAATCTAATTCGCCCTATTTTAGGAGAACGGAGAAGTAGCCATGATTGGCTTTAAACTTCCGATCTGATCGTATCGTTTACGATAAGGTTTCCCGTAAGGACAAAGACCGATAATATAGGATATGGATTAGTAAATATATTATTCCCTCTATTCTTAACTTTTAAAAAAAGGACAAAAAATGTCAACACAAATAACAACGGCTTTTGTAGAACAATACAAAAGTAATGTGTTTCATTTGGCTCAACAAAAAGGTTCTAGATTAAGAGGTGCGGTTAAAACTGAAACGGTTACAGGGAAAGCACACTTTTTTGAAAGAATTGGGTCAACTGCGGCACAATTAAGAACGTCACGACACTCCGATACTCCAAGAGTAGATACTCCGCATAGTAGAAGAAAAGTGACAATGAACGACTACGACTGGGCAGATTTAATTGATAATGAAGATAAAGTAAGAATGCTTATATCTCCACAATCTGAATATGCACAAGCTGGAGCATTCGCTATGGGTAGAGCTATGGATGACGCAATTATAACTGCGGCAACTGGTACTGCACTTGGTGGAGTTGCAGGTGGAACTTCAATAGTTTTGCCATCAGCACAAAAAGTAGTTCATGGTTCAGCTGGGTTATCAGTAGCAAAATTAATTTCTGCTAAAGAAATTTTAGATGCAGCTGAAACTAATCCAGATGAAGCTAAATTTGTCGTATGTTCAGCAGGTCAGATTTCTGATTTGTTAAATATTACACAAATTACTTCTGCTGATTACAATTCAGTAAAAGCGTTAGTACAAGGTCAAATTGACACATTTATGGGCTTCAAGTTTATTAGAACACAAAGACTTGGAACAGATACTAATGGTCATAGACAAGTATTAGCATTCAATCAATCTGCATTAGGTTTAGCAGTTGGATCAGATATATCTACAAAGATATCTGAAAGAGCTGATAAAAACTATGCAACACAAGTATTTTTATCCATGACAATCGGAGCTACGAGAGTAGAAGACGAAAAAATGGTTGAAATTGCTTGTACAGAGTAATAGGAGTATATAGATATGGCTGTAACAACTCAAAATAGTTCGGAGTACACTAACAGAATCGCTACTCCTTTAGTAACCGCTGATGCCGTTAATGATAAAGGTAAATTAAGAAGTTTAACTTTTACTCATGACCAAGATGGTGTTGGTGATGCTGGATCAATTGTAAGACTTGGAAAGCTACCTGCTGGAAAAGTTAAAATCGTAGGTTTATTATCTAGATTTTATTGCAATTGGACTGCTGGTTCTATGACAATGGATATTGGCTGGGAAGCCTACACAGACCCTAACGGAACTGCCGTAGCAGTAGATGTTGATGGTTTAGTAGATGGCTTGGATGTTGATGCTGTTGGATACTTTGACATGGAAAGTAACATTGCGGCAGGTAAACTGCTTGGTGGAAACTATACATTTGAAAGTAGAGATGGAGTTATCATTACTGCAAAAGCAATAGGTGCTTTAGCAGATGGTGATGATCTAGCTGGTGTAATCACTTACATAGTAGATTAATAACAACAATTATTAGGGGCGGGATTATACTCGCCCCTTTTATAATATAAAATTTTATGGCTACAGAAGTATCAATTTGTTCAAACGCATTAAGAAGATTAGGAGATAGTCCTATTACATCTTTGTCAGATGATACTGAAAGAGCAAGACTTTGTAATTCATTTTACACAGATGCAAGAGATGCAGTATTAAGACTACATCCTTGGAATTTCGCAATCACAAGAGCATCATTAGCACAATTATCAGATACACCAGCATATGGTTTTGATTATCAATATTCATTACCAACTAACCCTTATTGTTTAAGAGTTTTAGGAATGGAGTATGAAGATTATATTTTTAAAGTAGAAAATTATTCTACACAAGGTAGAGTATTATTAACAAATGAAGGTACAGCTAAAATTTTATATGTTGCAAGAATAACAGATACAATACAATTTGATGCATTATTTGTTGATGTATTAACTGCAAAATTAGCATTAGACTTATGTTATCCAATAACTAATAGTGTATCTTTACAAGATAAAATGCAAAAACTTTACCAACTAAAACTTTCTGATGCAAGAAGTACAGATGGACAAGAAGGCTTTATTGATGATCTTGTTTCTGATACTTTTACTGCATTTAGGAAGGCTTAATGGCTAGAGTACATCCTTTTCAAACTAACTTTACTGCTGGAGAATTAACACCTAAACTTGCTGGTCAAGTTGATTTTAAAAAATATAACAATGGTGTGGAAACACTTGAAAACATGACAGTATTTCCGCAAGGTGGAGTGTCAAGAAGAAACGGAAGTAGGTATGTTTGTGAAGTAAA